CTGCGGATAGTCCCTCAATCCTGAATCTAGCCACGCCGTTCGTGCCATCGTGCCGTAGTGCCAAATACGCTCTAGGTAGTTGTACACCACATATCGATCAACGGTCTCGCTATTCTCTGAGCAATAGAACCACCATACTTCATTGAACCCTTCATTGGTTCCTGCAAAGATCTGGCCCGATTGTGTTTGATTGATGTCGCTAAAGACGTATCGCCTTAAGTCACACGGTAAGGTTTGCACACGACCGTCGTAAACATAGAACTTATCAACACCCATCCAGTACACAGCACCCGAAGCAAAAATTGCCGCGTTCTGACTAACGATGGAAATGTTGTCGCCAAGAAGCTGGGCACCCCATACAAGCGGGGCACCAATGTATTGCAATGAATAGGCAGCCGAATCAGTCAGCGTAAAAATTTCTTGGCGAGTCTGAACTGCTGTAACGATCTCTGATCCATGTGACAAGCGCAGATCACCAGCCTGGTTGGTCGCTGATGCCACCCAATCCGTAAGACTTTCTTGATCAGCCCATCTCACAAGCATGGGGTCAAATCCACCAGACACCGTATCGGCAGGATTGTTAGCACCGAATGCCAACAAGAATCTTGATATGTCTGATACAAAAATGAAGTTAACCTGCGTAGGTGCGCCAGTCGATCCAGCAAGGCTGGTGATATTTACAGCTCTTTCTGTTAGACCTAACGTGGCATCCCAGTAATAAATGCCACCGCCTCGTGGACACATCACAAGGTCTTCGCCCCAGTTATACGAACTCCAAAGCCTTAAAGCGACCTCATTGCCACCACCGAATCCCCAACCACCTTCTCCCCAGGTTCCGCCACCCCATCCAAAACTTACTGTAGAAACATCCGCGCCTACAGGAAGTTCATAAGAGGCTGTAACCGTATCACCAAAAGGCGAGTTGCTTGCATCCGTGGCATTAGGAGTAACGCCAAGCTCGACACTGTACGAATCATTGTTAATAACCGTGATTTCAAACTCTTGGTTTAAATCACCTGCCGTGATATTACCGCCCACGTAACTTATTGTTGCGCCGGAAAAGATCACGTAGTCGCCATCCGACGCGCCATGAGCCGAGTCGGTTACAACCAACGTATTAGATCCAGCCGTAGCCGTGAAGGGATCGTTAAGCGAAACAGTATCCGCTATAGGCGTGATGTCGTAAAACTGCCCTGCGTATTCGATGTAATACTTGGTGTTTGTTCCAACGCCAAGGTAGTTGTTGCCGTTTAAACCAACCCAGTTCCAAAGATTTCTGCATACGCCAAGAAACTGATTGGCTGAGTATTGCGCCCAGCCACCAATCTTCTCTGGTGTACCCTGTCGAAAGCGTACCTTATCGGATACATACCATCCACCCTCATTGGTGTATCGCGTGTTCTCACGATTCACACCGGGCTTAAACAGTAGTTTTTTAAGTGGCACGGATCACCTCATTAATGCGGCTTCAGCAGCTCGACGCCTAGTAAGGCCAGGAAGTACACGACCGGCAGCTTTGTTCCACTTAAGGCATTCATCTGCTGCACCATCCCAGTCCCCCGCGTCAATACGCTTTTTGAAGGTGGAAACCCTATAGTTTCCTAGTCCACAATTGTATGCCCAGCTTGTCACAGCGGCAATCCGACGAGGAGAGGCGGTGGCAATCTTGGGCGATAACTTTAATAACCCCCTTATGAAATATTCCACATGATGATCTAAGGCATCTTCACATTGCTGCATGGTCCAGACGGTTCCTGGCTGAATGTCTGGTCCAGTCGCCCCCCAACCAATAGTCCAAGGATGACCTCTGGTGCCGGGGTCAGGATAGGATTGAACATTTCCATCGGGTAAACGCCTTGCCAACCCTTCAAAGGGCTTGATGAGAACATCTTTGCAAAGCTTCTTAGCATCGTTCATGACTTGTTGTATTTCTCAATCGACCGTCCTACAAACCAGAACGTTAGCATCATGTTCAACATGGCGAAATCATCTTCGTCGTAGCTCTTGGTCAAGACCTCAGCCCAGTTAGCGTTAGTCTGAAATGCAATTGTTAAACCAGCAGCTTTGACAGCCACGTATACACCAAAAGCAATCCAAGTAAGACCGGGGCGGGTAACAGCAGTGATAAAAGAAGCGAACCAGCCAGCCTCTTTTGCGGTCTGGGCCTGTTCCTTAAATGCCTCCTTAATCGTATCCATTTGCTGGATGCTGTAGTCAACATACTTTTCCTCCATCTTAAACTCACCCCTCATTTTTTCGAGGTCGGTCTGGAGTTGGAACATGGATAGCTCGTGCTGACGCTCGTTCTTTTTATCAAGGAACTTTAAGACTTCAGGGGCGAGCCTAAATATGCCGCCAAAGATAGA